TAAGTGCTTGAAATTAAAAGGTTCCTGTATTTCAATGGGTTGTGGCTCATAACCTGAAGGTCGTAGGTTCAAATCCTACTCCCGCAACCAAACAATCTATTAAGATATCAAAGGCTTAGGCCGATGCAGGGCGCCCAACGGGCGCCCTTCTTGCGTTGCAACACAGAACAACACGTTTCTTTGGGATTCCAAAGACTTACAGCCGTTCCGATTTCCTCCGTGCAACACCCATGCGACACAGGAATGGCCGGATGTTCGTGCGATGTTCCCTTGGCCAAACCGGTTTCCTGACTACTGCCCGAAGCACGTGGGCATGGCCAGCTTGCTGATGGCGGCGCGAGCGCCTCTTAAATGCTGATCCGTCAGCAGATCCCACGTGGGGAACAGCCCAGCGACTGCCGCCATATGGTTTTCCAACTCACCGATGACCATGGTGATGTTCCATGTCCCATTGTATTCGATGGCCGCCTTCCGAAGATCGGCGCACAGGGCCATGATCGTTGCATAGTTGCGCATCGCGTCAATCTGACTCGCCCCCTTCGTGTCCTCGACCAACAGGGTGAGACCATCCAGAACGGCGCGGATATCTCGCTCCATCATGCTGCAACAGTCCCCACGCCATCCAGTCGAACAGCCACGCTCGTGATGCCGTTCCCGGCAGCTTCAGTCGCGATACCCACCGGGAAACGCCCAGTGCCCGGCACGTTGATGTTCTTCGCGGTGTTGTCCCACGCCACGCGTGCGCCAACCGTCAGCACGGCGGCGGTGGCTTTTGGCAGTTGATAGACGCCGGTGGTGGCCAGTTCGACCGGCTCGCCCACGGCGGCGGCATAGGCAGCGATGCCGAAGATGTTGCCGACGATGACGCCCTCGCCAGAGGCGACGCCGCCTGCGGGAGCGGGCACGGTGATGACGTCGCCTTTCTGAATGTGGTTCTTCATGATCAGAGCCCTTTCGAGGATTGGATGCGGACCACGGCTATGCGCGCCGTGGTGCCGATGATCTGGCGATTGAGGTCGCCCAGCGCGGCCGCCATTTCTGTATCGGTCGCGTAGGTGACCCGCTTGCCGTCATATTCGACGGTTCGGACGCCCTGATAGCGGGCGGCCATCAGGGCATCGCGCCAGGCGGTGAGTTGGGCGAGGTCGGCCATTATGCGCCTGCGTTCTGGAACCAGCCGCGGTGGTCGATGAAGCCTGCGCCGAAGTCCAGGATCACCCGGATTTCCACGCCGTCCACGTCCCACCCAGACCTGCTTTCGACCTGAGGCCCTTCGTTGCCCGATAGGTATGCAAACTCGAGGCCGTCGATCTCGCCCGGGTCGGCGGTGACATACCAGCGGGTGGCGCTGGACAGACGCGGCTCCACCACCAGCGACATGGCACCCGAGAAGGGGTTCACATCGGCGGCGGTGGCGGGCGCGATGGTTGCCAGCCACTTCTCGGCCACGGTCTCCAGCGCGGGCGGCACCAGCAGGTTCTTCGGCGTGACCCTGATGATGCGGCCATCGATCCCCTTCTGGGTGCGCAGTGCCAGCCGGGCTGCGGACAGGGTGGCATCGGAAATCACCGCGCCGCTGGCCGCCCTGTTGCCGTGATCGACATGAAACAGGGCCTTGGTGTCCGAAAGCGTCGGGCCGTTGCCGCTGTTCGCCTCCAGCAGGGTGACGAGGATCCGGGCCTCAGTCTCTGCGGCCCCCTGGCCCATGCGGCGCGCGAGATCTGAAAACGCCCCGATGTCGTCATTCACCAAGACCTGCCGGGTGATGCCGATCTTCTTGGCCCAGGTCTCGATCTTGTAGGCTTCTCGCGCCTCGGCCATCGTTCCAGCCTTGATTTCGCCGTGCTCGTTCAGCTTCTCCAGCAGTGGGGCCTCGCCCAGCATGATTTTGTTCACCGAGCGGAAATCCCGCGCCGAGGTCTGGCGGCCAAGGCGGCGGATGCCGGAAGGTGCGGCCTGGTAGGCATCACGCAGCACGCGGCCCACGGTGTTGCCGAGGATGATCGGGAAGTCGGATGTCGTGTGCAGGGCGCGCGTGACGAGGCTGGCGGGCGACAAGGCCATGGTGGACTCGCCGCGCAGGGTCAGCAGTTCCTTGGCCATGTCCACCGGCGTGGCATAGGCATAACGGCGGGCCGGTTCTGAAAGTTCGTGACGCGGGTTGATCCGGGCGTAGAGGGCCTCGCCCATCTGGCGGGCACGCAAGGCCGGGTCGTCCTGGCTGTTGCCCATTTCGACGCGCACCTGTTCGGTGCGGATGGTGGGCGCGCTCCGGCTGGCCAGCGCCTCGAAGGCGGCACGGCGGGCGGTGTCGCCATCGACGGCGGCGTCGATCTGGCCGTCGATCCAAGGCTGGTCCAGCCCGGCGATACGGGCAATGGAGCGGATCTCAGTGTTGATCGCAGCGCGTGTCTGCGTCTCGGGCGGGGAAGGTGTGATGGCGTCGGGCATATTGGTCTCCATGCGGATGCGGGCACCCGGGTCAGCCGGGGTGGGGACAAGGGAAATCTCGTGGGGTGTCCAGCGCACAGCGGTCAGCACACGCGCGCCGTTCTCGGTGGTCTCGGCCCATTCCTCGACCGAATAGCCGACCGAAACATGGCGCAGGATCCCGGACAGCACGTCCTGCCACAGAGGCTCCACCTCTGGCCGGGCCGAGAACCGGATCAGCGCCGTGCCGCGCTGGCCATCGACGCTGGCGGTTTGCACGCTGCCCAGCACATCGCGGACTGCGGATTGCCGGTGGGCATCGAGCACGCTGGCCCCTTGGAGGCGCGACAAGTCCACCGCTTCCGGCGCAAGGCTGAGACGTTCGACATAGGGGCCCGCCATGTCGCGGCGGCGCACGGGCGCGCCGGTGGACCAGATCACCTCGACGGTGCGGGCGTCGCGATCGGCACTGGCCGGGGCAAGGTCGGCGCGGCGGATCAGCAGGGTGACCGTGTCATTCATCGGGAATATCCTCCTTGGCGGCGGGCGGCGTGCCGAAGCTCAGGCCCAGCGCATCGGTGCGTGCCTTGTCGGCGGCAATCTCGGCATCGACCTGTTCGGCGTCGTAGCCCCGTTCGGAAATCGCCTGCCGTCGGCTCTTGAGACCGGCGTTGATCGCGAGGATCTCAGCCTCCACGTCTTTCTTCGGATCGACGTAATCGAACTTGGGCGGGAGCCATTCGCAGGAAAGATAGGCAGCGGGATCACGGTCGAAATCACGTGCTGGCAGATCACCCGACAGCACCGCTAGGCGCACGAAGCGGTCCCAGACCGGGCGGCAGAACAGGTGCACGACGACGTTGTGCTGCAACTGCTCGACGCGGCGGCGGAATTCGATCAGCCCGGCCCGGATCGAAGAATAGGTCACGCCCTCCAGATCGCCGGAAACCAGTTCATAAGGCAGGCCCATGCCAGCGGCGACAGCGCGGAGGTGGTTCTTGACGAAGGGGCCATAGGCGTCGCTCTCGGTCGGGTTGGAAAAGCGGATGTCTGTGCCAGGCGGCAGGGGGATCAGGCTGCCGGGTTCCATGCCAACCGTCAGCGCGCCGTTGGTATTGGTGCCGGTCAACCCGCCCGCAGAGCCATCAGGATCGGTGATGAAGCCGGTGAACAGCGCCGCCACCTTGGCCTTCACCAGCGCTGCATCCTCGAACTGGTCCAACTCGTGCAGTCGCAGCAGAACCGGAGCGAGCCAAGTGATTCCGCGCAACTGGCCAGCGGCGAGCGGCTTGAAGAGATGCAGGCAATCTGTGGCGGGGATGCGCAGAGGTTCCAGCCGCAACGAGGTCAGCGGATCGCCGGGCCGGTCCCTCATCACCCAGTAGGCGGCGCGTTGCCCAGCGCTGTTGAACTCGATCCCCGCCCTGACGCGCGCACCGCCGCCGATGTCGCGATGCAAGTCCAGCGGCACCTGGTCCCGGTCCAACAGGTCGATGTGCAGGGGGACAGCCGTACCGTCGGGTACGACGCGCAGACGGGCGAAACTTTCGCCGCCCTCTACCATCGCCCGCACGGCCATGGCCTGCAGCCCATAGAAATCCGCCAGCCCACCCGGATCGGCATGATCTGTCCAGCGCAGCCAAAGCACCTGCAGCCGTTCGCGCACTGCCCGGTCGGGATGGGTGGACTGCGGCTTGATCCCAGCGCCGACAACATTGCCGACCAGGCTGTCCACCGCCGCCGCCACCCACGGGTTGTTGCGCGCATACCACCCGGCCCGTCGCGCCGCCGTAGTCGCGCCCGCGAGGATCGCCGTGTTCAGCCCATCGACTGTTCGCGCGCCCTCCCAACGCCGACCGCCACCCGCAGCGTCAAACGCACGAGTGCCGGGGCGACCGAAAAAGCGATGGAGGAGCGTCCGCATGCCGCGGAGTCTTTCACTTCCACTGCTTACGCGGTATCAGAGCAGTCGGGAAAGGTCGGGAATGTCAAGTTGCCGATTGGATTGAAGCGCCGCGTCTTGTCAGTGCAAGTGAGGCATGGCGATCGGTGATCGCGGCCAAAAGAATAAAAAACGGCCTTAATGTTTCAGGGAGAGATCGTTTGGCACTAAAGGAGGCGACAGCGCGGATCAAGATCAACCGACTTCTTGAGGAAGCTGGATGGCGCTTCTTCGATGATGGAAATGGTCTTGCTAACGTTGTGTTGGAGCCCAATGTTAAACTCAAGGCTGAAGACCTTTACGCGCTCGGTGACGACCTTGAGAAAGCGGTTAATGGCTTCGTAGACTTCTTGCTTCTGGATGGGTTGGGCAAGCCGCTAATCGTTTTAGAGGCGAAGGCTGAAGGCAAAAACCCACTATCTGCCAAAGAACAAGCTCGTAAATATGCGCGCTCGCAAAACGCGCGCTTCGTCATCCTGAGCAATGGCAACATCCACTACCTTTGGGATTTGGAGCAGGGCAACCCGACTGTCATCACCAAGTTCCCGACCCCAGTCGACATTGGCAACCACTATGCCTTCACACCCGACGCTGAGCGGCTGGCAAACGAGCATGTGGGCCTCGACTACATTGCCCTGACCCAGATGCCTTGCTACGACCAAGAGGCGGGCTGGAAGGTCGAGGCCGAACGCCCAGCCTTCATCGAGAAGGCGAAGCTGCGCTTCCTACGGCGCTATCAGCAGCACGCAATCGAACGCGTGCAGGAAGACGCGAAAAAGGGCGCGACGCGCTTTCTTTTCGAGATGGCCACCGGCACGGGTAAAACCATGACCTCCGCCGCAATCATCAAGCTGTTTCTCAAGACGGGGAACGCACGCCGCGTTTTGTTCCTGGTCGACCGCCTTGAGTTGGAAGTACAGGCCGACAAGGCGTTCAAAACCTATCTGCGAAATGACTTCACTTCTGTCATCTACAAAGAGCAGCGTGACGACTGGCGCAAAGCTGACATCGTCGTGACGACGGTTCAGTCGCTTCTGTTCAATGATAAGTATCGACGGCTCTTTGCACCTACTGATTTTGATCTGGTAATCTCGGACGAAGCGCACCGTTCCATTGGTGGAAATGCCCGAGCGGTGTTCGAGTATTTCATCGGATATAAACTTGGCCTTACTGCCACGCCCAGAGACTACCTCAAGCAGTCTGGCGGCATTGCCACGCGCGACCCGCGCGAGACCGAGCGGCGCACTATGCTCGACACTTACCGCACCTTCGGCTGCCAAAACGGGGAGCCAACCTACCGCTATTCGCTTCTCGACGGGGTTAAGGATGGTTTTCTCATCAATCCCTACGTTGTCGACGCCCGTACGGGGGTAACGACGCAGCTTCTGTCTGATCAAGGCTTCGTTGTCATCACCACCGACGAAGATGGCAACGAACTTGAGGATGCCTTTGCGGGCCGCGATTTTGAGAAGAAGTTCTTTGCGGAGTCGACCAACCGCACCTTCTGCAAGACCCTTCTCGAACATGGGCTGCGCGACCCGATTTCGGGCGAATTCGGCAAGACCATCGCTTTCGCCGTCAGCCAGAACCATGCCGCGAAGCTTGTCCAAATTCTGAATGAGATGGCCGACCAACTTTGGCCAGGACGCTACAAGTCCGATTTTGCCATGCAGGTCACAAGCCATGTCGCGGACGCCCAGCGCATGACGGTCAACTTTGCCAATAACAACTTGGGCGGGCACAGTGACTTCGCTGAGAATTACCGCACAAGCCGCGCCCGCATCTGCGCTACCGTGGGTATGATGACCACGGGCTATGATTGCCCAGATCTATTGAATCTGTCACTCATGCGTCCGGTTTTTTCGCCTTCTGACTTCGTGCAGATTAAGGGTCGCGGCACGCGAAAGCACAATCACGCGGAAGAGATGTTCGACCCCGCCCGCAGGGTGGCGCTGGGCGCCGTGAACAAGACCGTCTTCCGCCTTTTCGACTTCTTCGCCAACTGCGAATATTTCGAAGAAAAGTTCCGCTACGACCAGGAACTAAAACTGCCTGCCCTTGGCCCCATGCCGCTAAAGGCAGGCACCGGCGATGATGGTGGGGAGTCCACAGTGATCGGGGCCTTGGGGAGCTACGAGCACTTCGACCCCGACAATGTGGTTAGCCGAGTCGAAACCCAGATCGGTGCAGAGGGCATGCGGATCGACCGCGAACTTTTCGGTAAGTTCGAAGACGTCGCCCGCGCCGACACCAAACTGGCCGATCTGGTTGCGGTCCAGAATTGGGAGGCCGCGACACGCCACGTGATCGAAGAAATCTTCGAAAAGCCGACCGAGTTTTACACACTTGAAAAGCTGCGACGGGCGGCGGGAGTGGATCGCCGGATCTCAGTGCGCGAACTGATCGAGAAAGCCTTCGGCTTTATCCCTGGCTTCAAGAGCAAGGCCGAACTGGTCGAAGACGAGTTTCAGAAGTTCCTTGCAGATCAGAAGCCTGAGGAGGCTGATCGTGTCCGTGAAATGCGCTATTTCTTCGAGGCTTACATCCGTGATGGTCATGTCCGCGCCAAGATCGACACGGGCGATTTTGCCTCGTTGAACGTAAACCCCGGCTTCTCTACCCGCGACTTGAAAGAGGTTCCCGCAACCTGGCGCAAGCGCATCCCTGAATACATCAAGGACTATGTGTCCTTGAACCCGTTCCTCTGACGAAAGACCCACATGCTCGACACAGACACCAAACGCCGCATCGACACCTGCCGCGACATCCTCGTTGGCAAGGTGCCCGATCCGAAAAGTCAGGTCGAACAGATCACCATCGCGCTGATCTACAAGTTCATGGACGACATGGACCTCGAGGCCGAGGAACTCGGCGGCCATCGCCGTTTTTTCACCAAGGAGTTCGAGCGATACCGCTGGGCCAAGCTGGTGGCCCCTGGCGTCACTGGGCAGGAAATGCTGAACAACTATTCCGAGGCTTTGCAAAAGATGGTAGAGAATGAGGGGCTCCCCTCATTCTTTCGTCAGATTTTCCGCAACGCCTATCTGCCCTATCGCGATCCCGAAACCTTGCGGGCTTTCCTGCGTGAGATTGACACCTTCACCTATGACCACAGTGAACGGCTTGGAGATGCCTTCGAATACCTGCTTTCCGTCTTGGGCAGTCAGGGCGATGCAGGCCAGTTCCGCACCCCGCGTCACATTATCGACTTCATGGTGGAAATCATCAGCCCGCAGAAGCACGAGGTCATCCTAGACCCCGCCTGTGGCACGGCGGGCTTTCTGATCTCGGCTTACAAGCACATCCTGAAACAGAACACCACGTCTTCGAAACTTCTTGAAGAAGCGAGCGCTAGTCGTGATGCTTCAGAGCAGGTTTTGGAAAGCCCGTCTCGATACAGGGGTGATCGGTTAACTCACGAAGAACGATCTCGTTTGGCAAAGAATATTAAGGGCTTTGATATTTCACCCGACATGGTTCGACTCAGTAGGGTCAACATGTTTTTACATGACCTTAAAGAGCCGCTTATTGAGGAGTATGATACCCTCACAAATGATGCAAAGTGGTCCGAAATGGCTGATGTAATACTCGCCAATCCACCCTTTATGACACCCAAAGGGGGTATCAAGCCGCACACCCGCTTTCAAGTGCAGTCAAAGCGCAGCGAGATTTTGTTTCTTGATTACATCATCGAACACCTTTCGCCTGCCGGCCGTGCAGCAATTGTTGTTCCTGAAGGTGTTCACTTTGTCCAAAACTCCGCCTATTCCCAGATCAGGCGCAAGATGATTGAAGAGGGATTTCTCATCGCAGACATCTCGTTGCCGCATGGGGTTTTCAAGCCATATGCCAGCGTTAAAACGCATATTCTTGTCTTGGACCGTGCTCTTGCACGACAATCAAACGATGTTATCTTTATCGAAATTGAAAATGACGGATTTAGTCAATCCGACACTCGAGAGCGCGTTCCAGGATCACAACTTGCTCAGGCGTTAGTTGTGTTGAAAGAGTATAAGAACTCCATCCGCACGAAAAGTGAGTTTGGGCCCTCTTTAGAAGGGCCGCGAAGTTATCTGGTAGAAAAGTCTAAGATACTGAGCAGCCGATATCAGCATTTGCTTGGGCGCTGGCACGATCTGCCAAATAGGGTGGCCAACCTTTCGGATGAAAAGCTAGTCAGGCTTAAGGACGTGTTTAGTATAGAGAAGGGGCAGTCGCCAAATATGGCGACGCCACCCGGCGAGTTTGTTATGGTTGTTCCAGCCGAACAAAGGAAAACTTCCGATCATTGGAGTTTCACTGGGCCAGCAATTTGCGTTCCGATGGTCTCATCGTCTGGACATGGAAAGGCCGACATTAAGCGGATACACTATCAGGAAGGTCAATTTGCTCTTGCAAACACCATGTGTGCACTTCTTATAAGAGATCCCGCCATACTCCGACCGAGGTTTGTTCATCTTTTCCTTGAAACAGCTAAGGAGAAAGTTTTGGTTCCCTTGATGTGTGGAGCCACAAACGTTACGATGGATGATGATCAGTTGGCAGAGGTTCTCATACCTGTTCCAAGTATTGAAGTTCAGGATGAGATTATTGAAACTCATCTTGTAATGGCAAGGACTACCGAACTGCTTGAAGCTGCTCAGGCATTACTTCTTGCCTCAACTAATGATGCTGTCAGAGAGCTCGCAAAAAAGATATGCGAAGATGTCACAGCGCTCGCCTTATCAGCAAGAGAGCGAAGAGATATCTTAACTATACTCTCTACGAAGGAGCCAGACGCTCCAGTAGAGGCTGTATGTTTGCCAAGAACGCATCGCGTGCTGTAATAATTTCGGGATCAAGCCATCCATTGGGATCTTATAGCGGCGGACGCGCCAAATTTCGGCTGGCTGTTTCTTGAAGCCCCACTCGCCGTCGCGGTAATAATGTCCGCCTCCTCGTTAAGCCGCATCCCCATGCTGATCAGTCCGTGCAGGGCGGCGTGGGCGTAGACGAAGGTGTCCAGCGCCTCGTTGCGTTCTCCGTCACGCTTAGGCTGCCAGGAGCGGATGGGGCGGCCCTTCTCGAAGCGGGTGACGACACGCTCTGCGGTCAGTTGGCGGAAATAGTCGGCATCAAGGCGGCGTGGGAAGTGGATAGCACCGGGACCGGGTTCCGTCAACTTGAGGCGGGCGAAGACGGCGTCCTTCACCGCATCGACACCGATGATGAACAGAGGAATCTTGCCTTTGTTCGTACGGGTTGGGCGTCGTGGCCAGACTGGGATGCCGGGACCGCCACGGCCCTTGATCGCCCAGATACGGCGGGCGAGGCGGGTGCGACAGAACTCGTAGGCCATCTTGGTGTGTTGACCGCCGGTGTCGATGGCGGCGGCGCGCACTGGCAGTTGGCCATAGGTGCCGTTCAGCACGCCATCGAGATCAGACCAGAGACGCGGGCCGGAAGGGTCGCCCCACAGTACGCGGTAGTCGATAACCCACGCCTCTTCATCTCGGCCCCAGCCGACAACTTGCACCTCGATCCGGTCGCCCTGCACATCCACGCCAGCCGTCAGCGCGGCCACGCCGGGGGCGAGATCTTGGCCCCAATCTTCACGCCTTGCCATCAGGGGATCGGCAGGGACGGTATCACCCGCCTGGTCCTCCCACGACTCGCCCAGCTTGGTGTTGACCCAGACCTGCAGGCGGGCCGGGTCCTTGGCGACGCGCGCATGATCCAGTGCAATTTCTGCCCATGTTTCCCAAGGCGAATAGAGCGACGACAGGTGGAACCCCGCCGTGCGGCCATCGCCCGGCGCGGTCGGACGCCATTCGCCAGAGATTAAAAGCCGAGGCTTTTCATGCTCAAGATGCACGCCACCGCAGGCATCGCAAATCATATAGGCAGCGTCGCGCTGCCCCTCCGGCCATCGGATGCGCGCCCACGTGATCGGGGCCATGTCACCGCAATGCAGGCATGGGACGTGGAAATAGCGACGGTCGCTGTCCTCAAATGCCGCCTCTATGCGGGAATGGCCCTTCAGGGTGGGTGTGGACACCATGTAAATCTTGCGCCGCCCCCGGAAGGTGGTGGTGCGCTGGATCGCTAGATCGACCGGGTCGCCTTCGCCATCGGCATCGCCGGGATAGCCGTCCACCTCATCGAGGAACAGATAGCGCACCGGCGTCGAGCGCAGGCCGACAGCTGAATTGGCGCCGGTCATCACCAGCTGGCCGCCGGGGAAGGATTTGCGGAACAGGCTGTTCCCGGCATCGCGCGACCGGGGCGCAGAGACCAGATCGCGCAGAGCAGGCGTGGCTTCAATCAGAGGGTCGATCCGCACGGTCGTATTTCGGCGCACCATGTCGAGCGACGGCATGACCAGCATGGCGATGCCAGGGGCGTTCTGGATGATGTAGCCCAGCCAGTTCAGCCCGGCTTCTGACCCACCGGTCTGTGCCCCTTTCATCAGCACGACCCGTTCATAGGGACTGGAGGTGGACAGCGCATCCATCACCGCGCGCAGATATGGCGTGCGGTCGGTGCGCCAGCGCCCTGGCTCTGCCGATGTCGGTGGCAAGATGCGATGGCGATCAGCCCAATCCGACACCGGGATTGGCGGTTCTGGCCGGATGCCGCGCCGCCACGCGAGGTCAATTTCAGGAACCATCGCCAAAACTCCCCAGCGGCATGTCGGCTAGGTACTCGAGATGTTCGCGCATCATTCGGTCGAGGGCGGCGAAGGTCGCGCGCGGATCGGCCCCGACCTCGGCGGCCATAAGTGGCGCTGTGCGTTGGACCCAAGCCATGTGGGCGTCACGTTCGGCGCGGGCGCGGGCAAACACCGTGCGGGTGGCGGCAACGGTTTCGATCAATTGACCCTGTTCTCGTTCAAAAGCCAGCTTGGCACGCTGCACCTTGACGATTTCATGCATACGCTTCGCCTCGGCCAGCGTGATGCCACCGCGGGCAGGGGCGACCGTTCCACCCTTGTTGCGTCTGGCCGGATCAAGATTGTCCTCGATCCATGCCAGCCCCGTGGCAACGTCGATCTGGCCATCGCCGCGCACCGGCAACCCCTCGGCCACCAGTTGCGAGATGCGGCCCTTGGTCAAACCGACGCGTGTGGCAAAGGCGGTCTTGGTTTCGGAGGTGTTGAGTTTAGTCAATTTCGCCCCCAGACGCTGGAGGGGTCATGCGCTGCGCTCCCCCACATACGGATCGGCCCAAAAGGAACCGCCCTGCGGCACTTTCAAAGTTTCGGATCGCCTGCCGACACGTCCCGCCCGTTCCCGATGGTTGCCGGTCTGTCTGGTGGGTTTGGTGGATGTGGTGGGTTTGATTCCCTCTTGTCCCGGAAACTGTCAAAACGTGTGATGTGGAGTGGGGGATGTCAGGCGTCGGTATCCTCCACCTCGCTGACAGTTTCTGTGACAAACATAGATATCGCCCGAAACAAATCCACCAAACCCACCATACCCACCAGAATGTCTGGGACTGCTCGTCACGCATTGGCACTCCACAGCAGATTATCCGAAACTTCGAGACTCTGGTCACCCGCCGTTTCGCTCCCTTGGATTCGCCACCGCGCGTTGCCCGCCGAAACGGTCGCCCCGATGATCTTCCGACCGCTAACGATGCGGTTCTGGTTGCCGCCAATCCATTTGCCCAAACGTCGGCTGTTGATCGCACCGCCTTCACCCGCCACGACCAGCAAGGCCTCGCGCAGTTCCGGGTGAATGAACTCGGCTCGCCCGTAGAGCTGGGGGCGCTGTTCTGTCGCCCGGTCAATCA